ATAAGCCAACTGATCCTCGGAGAGAATTCTTAGAGCATCTTTGGCTTTCTCATAACTAAATCCATAATACTCTTTAACCAGTTCAACATTCTGTAGTTTTTCTGGTTTCAGCCACTTACTATACCTTCGTTTCTTTCTAATATTATTTATAAGATAGTCAAACTGGAGTCGGCTGTCAAGGTGGTGGTTACGATTCATCTCATTTACTTGAAATATAGTGTCCATAAAGAAAGATAGACCACGATTTACGATAAATGCAGAATACTTCCTCTCATCTTGTGGAGTAAGCATCACATCTTCTTTAGTTTCGTTAATCGCTTTTAGGTAATCAAATGGACTCATAGTAGTATTATACCATATTAAAAGGTTTTGTCAAGGCCCTACTTAATAGCTAGGGCACCAACGAATGAGTGGTTTCTCCAAAATGGTTGAACTGTTTTGAACCCTGCAAAAGATACCATGAGCTCAAGTTCTTTCCATGTGAGGGGTTTCATGATGTTTCTGAGTGTTCTTTCCTTATCCATGATGTCTTCTGTATCAAACGATTTTCGCTTGTAATCATAGTAGTTAAAGGTTATCATATCTTGTACCATGGCACTCTCACATATAGTCTTTTCTGCAAAAATGAAAGCACCGCCCTCATTCAATCCATGATAGATATTTTGAACTACCTTCTTTCTATCTTTCTTTGGCATGAATTGTAGAGTGAAAATGGAAGTAACCAGATTACAATTTGAAAACTGGAACTTACGAATGTCTTTCATTACAAATTCTACATTATTAAAACCCGCACTATTCAATTCTAGTCTGCGGTCTTTCAAATTTTGTACGAATCCATCCGCAACTTCAACTCCAAAATATTGTGCTGTAGGAGAATGGTCACTATTATACTCCATCATGGCCTGTGTATTTTTTCCTGTAGAACATCCAATATCAACTATATTAGTATCGTCTTCTACAAAATAACGTGAAAGACTAACTACGTCTTCCATTAGATTTGAGTAACCACGAATAGATTGTTCAATGTGATTATCGAATCCTTCTTGTCTGTGTGCAAAAGTAAAATCAGCCATTGGTCAACTCCTTATAAGGTTTTAGTACTTTCTTGTATATTGAATCTGCTATTGCTTTCATCATCAATGGTGGCACCATTCTGCCCATGCGTTCAGACCTCTGCTCCCACTTTCCAGTAAGTTTAAAATCTTCTGGTAACGCCATGGCTCTACGAGATTCACATAATGCAAGTCTTCGCATTTCACTCCAATGGATACAACCACCAGAAGCCGTGATGGTAGGCGCTGGTTTGAATCTTGAAATTCTTTTCATATTAAAGTGATGTCCTTTTGGATGATAATCACATCCAGTTAATACTTTTTTAGGGTCAAGTGGCATTTTTGATGCAGTTTCAAAATGAGAACCTTTTGTAAAAGATTCTGTTAACTTTTTTATTTCTTCTTTATCATACTCTAGATCACTAAATGCATTTCCACAAGTAATAACTTCACTAGATTTTTCTGGAAATATACTAGCAATATTGAGAGAGGTAAGACCAATCGCATCAGTTACATCTTTGCGGACTGCAATAAAAATAACTCTCTTTCTTGTTTGGGGTACTCCATAATGAGATGAATCTAATAACATGGAAGATACGTTATAACCAATCTTTTCAAACTCTACATTAATCTTGTAGTAGTAATTTTTAGCTTCACCCATTAACAAACCAGACACATTCTCAGCAACAATAACTTTAGGCTGAATATCTTTTGCAACTCTGATAAACTCAAAAAATAAGTCTTCAATATTTTCTACCTTCTTACCATCAGAATAATTTTTAGTTTTACCAAACCCACTAGAATGACCTCCGCCATGTACTACAGCACCAGCCATAGAGAAAGCAGAACATGGTGGTGAACCATCTAGAAGATCAACTTCTCCTGCTCCAATATTGGCAGCATCCAAAAGTTCATGTCTACCTTCTAAATGAAGCTTTTTTATATCATCTGGAAGTATGGGAGTGTTTGGATAATTTTCATGGTATGTATTTCTGGCCTCTTCTACGAATTCATTGATACATAAAATTTTACCACCCGCCAACCGATATCCAGTAGACGAACCACCACCACCGGCAAAGGTAGATATTACATTGAACTTATTTTGTGCTTCACCATCGTACACATCTTGTAATGTATATTTCTGATAGTCTGCGGAAATGGGTTTTGCATCCACCACATGCTTGACATAATCTTCAGAAAATATAGCCGGATCTGATATGTCTGGCATTATTTTGACATCTGGTTTTTTAATTTCTTCTGCGAGATAATCATCTTCAAATGGTAAAGTTTGGAATTGTGGTTTCATATTAAAAACTCCTCTAAAGTGTTTGAATTGGTCTTTGAAGTATTTAGCCCGTGCCAATCCCTACATACATCCATTATTCTACTTCTATTTTTAAAATTGATTTTCTTGTTGGGCAGTAATGATTCAAACAAGTTTACTATACCAGAATCTATTTGTAAGTTCAAGTGATTTTTAATCTTTCCTATTTTCTTAAATTCATCAAATGCATTTCTTACATGATGTTTCTGAAATGGTTTGTTGACTTCATCCCAGCTCTTACTGTAGAAAAACTCTTTCACTGATTCTGTAAGATATGGAGTAACAAAAACTTTATCATGATCATCTGCCACTCTCTTGTGCCAGTTGTAACCTGCACACATTTCTGGACTAAAATAATTGTCTCTAAACTTATCAAATAATTCTTGTGTGTGCTTGTAATGTATTTGTGCTTTTTTACTTATACCATAGTAACCATCTGCAGCCCAACCAGACAAAACATACTTCTGTTTTATTTCTGGATACACATATAAAAATGGATAAACACATTCAAAATGGGTTTTCTTCTTACAATCTAATTGAACCAATCGGTGCCAATCCTCAGCCAAGTTCTTGGTAGGTACTTCAATTCCTGTGAAGGGCCAGTTGAATATTTCTGCAATTTCTTTGGCCTTTTGAAAATCATATGATGGATGAGTATCCAGACAAAAACTATAGGCGTGAACTTTTTTACCAAGACGTTCAGCTGCAAATCCAACTGAAATAGAATCTACTCCACCAGACAACAACACTGCACAGTCATCGTCTGGTACATCTATTTCATTCATTAATAATTCAGCAATCATATAGGTAATATCGCAGACTGTGGTTTGATCTTTTTTAGTTTTGGATTAACAAGTTCTTTTACAGCAGAATTTGGGGATTTTCCTGAATGCGGAGAGGATGCCATGAGCTCGAGTATAATTTTCATTATTTCATAAATACCAGTTCCCTGTTCCATTATAGTTCTGTTTACATTAATAGGATCATAACCAAGATATTCAATCATTTTTTTGGGTAATAATTTTATATCAGGCCGAGAAAAACTATACGCTAAATCATTAACCCATCTTAAAATCTCTGGATGTTTAAATGCCATTACAGCATTAGCTCCCAATTCTTCAGCAAGTTCCACAAACAAATGACCCGATCCTTTATGGTTCTTTTTATCTGGATCAATCTTATCTGCATAAAATTTTTGTTTAATTATAGTTTTAGCTCTATCTTGATCTAGTTTAAGATGGCTAAACTCAGGTTTGTTCATAACAGCGGGAACATCTTTATACATAAAAACAGATATAGAACCTAATAGAGTATCTGCACCATCTCCTTGTATCAAATCAGTATTTTCAACATTAGCTTTTTCTAAACATAATTTAAATATCAGATAATACACCAAATCAAATGTTGTTGTAATATTTTTTCCTCTCAGAAAGTGGTGGTCTGTATACATGCATGACCGCATAGTATCTAAAATTTCCTCTAACCCCACAAAAATTTGATTCTGATTGATCCCCAATTTATATGCAGTATCTTTAGATACTTCAATATCTTTAGTATCTTGGACACAACCAACTGTAATTGAATCTTTTAGCCCAAAGTGCTTTTTTAAAATACAACCCAGCACCATAGAATCTACACCACCAGATAACATTAAAACTGGTGGTTTGTCTTTGAATTTCCTATTATTTTTTATGATACCAATTAAATCATCAATATATTTTTTACAAGCTTCATCATATCCTTTTGCTGTAAGCTCAAATTCTACTGTATCTCGGAGTTCTTCTAATTTATATCGTTGCTTTTTCATTTGAATGCACATTCCACCATAATTTCAGTTAGACAGGCCACCATATTGATTTCTTGGTCTGCCACGAATGCCGACTTATATTGGTAGTCAGCGATGATTAACACAGCCTGAGGGACAGACTGAGGTTTCAAATGTTGATGAAAATTGTCATACAACTTACGAAACAACTTCGCGGTATCTTGATCCATATTCTGGTTCACCCACTTACGAACTTCAGAAAACTTTTTACCTCTCAAGCCACTGACAAGTTCTGCAAGATTAATCTCATTAAGATTGGTGAGTATGCCAGTATCAATTACTCCTGACACAGAATATCGTTGTAACTCATTTAACACTCTCCGAAAATCTGGAAAGTATTTCATGATGAGTTCAGCCAAAACTTTACGTTCAAACTTTACTTCTTCTTTCTCAAGAATACCTTCACATAATTTGAGATAGTTCTCAGCAATCTTTGGTTTCTCATTATTTGGAATTATAAAATCAAAGACAGCACAGCGAGAGTGAATGGGATCAATAATACGACTACGATAATTACAAGTAAAAATAAAAGAAACATTGTTTCCAAATCTCTCAATGAAACCTCTCAGTGCGGGTTGAACAGAATCGGCGTTCATGTAGTCAGCTTCATCCATGATGATGGCTTTACGTTTGCCGGTCATGGAAACTGAACTACAAAATTGTGTTAAAGTAGTTCTTACAGTATCTATGTTCCTACCTTCATCAGAGCCATTGACCATTAAATAGTCAAGACCAACTTCTTCACAAAGAGCTCTAGCAATAGTTGTCTTACCACTGCCGGGGCCTCCACATAAAATTAGATTGGGAACTTTGCCTTGCTCTACATATTCAGAGAAAGGCTCTTGAAGATCGCTGGGTAGGACACATTCAGATACTTTTGATGGGCGGTATTTTGCCACCCATAAAAAATCATCTCGTTGCATTTATCCTCCAAATGTTGAATCAGATTCGGTAGCAATAAAATATTGAAGAGGTGTAGATGTGTGCGTAAACTTGGAAATACCTTTTGAAGTAATTTCAACATTATAATCACCACTGAATAATTTAAGATTTTCTATCTTGAAAACAAAATTAAAAGTGGAAGTTGTTTCACCAAGTTCTGTAGTAAATTCATCAGAAGAGGAATTGTTAATATCAGTTGCAACAATACTCATCTTACCGTCTTTACCTTGAACACAAATATGAGGAAGTCCAAGAACAGCAGCTGCTTTAGTTACTTGAGAAAAATCACCTTTACTCAACGTAAAAGAAACTTCTGGATCTGGAAAAACCAATTCTTTCTCTGGTGGAGAAACAATCATTTCTGGATCAGCAAACATATAATCTACCTTACCACCAATCTTCATAGTCTTATCTGCAATCTCCAAATCTGGATCTTGAAACAAAGACATCACACCAAGCATCTTGTTCAAATCATAAATCGCAAAGTCGCTTGGGAATGACTCTGGAATCTCTGCAGACACAAGAATGTTCTTCTGTGCAGAAATGGTTTGAATTCTATTACCGGCCTTGAACTGAATATTCTGGTTAATTCCAGAAAAGTTTTTCAGTAAGGACACAGTTTGTTCACTTAATTTCATGGTATACTCCATTTAGTTTGTATAATCATTATATCACAAGTATTACGAAATGTCAACTATTTTTTCGCTTTTCTGCTCTTTCTTGCAGCTTTTCTTTTTTCAGAACGATTCAAAGTTTTACCTGCTACCTTTTCAGCTTCGTTTTCTTCTTCTACAGAAAGGTTATGGGGTCTACTTTCCATATCATTACCATGTGCAGCAAAGTCAAGATTACCAAGTGCTGGTAAAGTTCCATTGAAAACATAAGAACCAACATGACCAAGTTTCATCCACGGGCACAACCAAGTTGAAATACCAATCTTGCGAGTGAACTGACAGAACATATAATCTTCTGAAAGATAACGATCACTTCCACCAGAACCTGCTCCAGCAAATGCTTCAGAGTCAATCACAGTATCAAAGAATGCGTGAATGTATCGTGAACCATCAAAGTTTTCTGACCGATTGTGATCTGGTTTGTATGAGAATTGAGGATATGCATCTCTAAACTTTTCCAATACTTCTCTGGCAATCAACATAAAGCCAGTTCCAATTTCAAGAACCTCAACTGGATCTGATACCTTAATTTCTGTTGTTCCACCAATCGGATTAAAAACGAAATCACCAGTAAATTCTTCAAGTATGGTGGGGTCTTCATCAGCCAATCCAGCATCAACTGCGTTACGAACTTTCTCCCACGCAATAACTTTTTTAGGATATGGTGCACCAATAATCTCTTTATCAAGTGCTGCCAAAGTCAAAACATCATTTGGATTAAAATGTATATCTGAATCAATAAACATCAAATGAGTATAGGGACTGCGAAGAAATTCATCAACAAGATAATTCCGTGCACGTGTAATCAGACTTTCATTAAACAAATAGAAAAACCTAATATCCATACCATATTGAGTGGCGATGGTTGCTAGGTCAGCTGTGGACTTTGTGTACATACCAGAACACATTCCACCATACATCGGTGTTGCTACAAAGATTTTCTTTTTGCGGAGTTCTTCAATTTTAATTTCAATTTCCATTAAGTTTACCTTTCACTAGGACATAAAAAATAGAGGGTAACAGTTTCCCATTACCCATTAGTATAACATATTTATAGGGTACTGTCAAGTGCCCCTGTTCTTCTTGGTATTCTCAAGAGTAGTTTTGGCTCTTTCAAGTTTTTTCTTACGAAGATTTTCAATTTCTTCTGAAGTTTTTGAAAGTTTCTTATCTTTCAAAATTTTAGTTGTAAGTTCAACTCCGGCCTCATGAGCAGCAACTGTCGCTGTAAGTCTTTCAATTGCAGATTCTCTCCGCAGTTCTTTACCAGAATGACCTTCCATCAGTTACCTC